CCAGATCTTAAAATGCCGGAAATGCCAGACCGGTCGGTAGTGGAAGCCGAAATTAGAGGGCTGGCGAACGAGACCGCCGAAGAAACAAATGCGCGGCTTGGGCAAAAGAATTTTGCTGCGGACCTAGAGAAACGCAAATCTCCGTATATGTCGGACGTAGATAGAGCGGCTATGGAAGAAGCGCAATTTAAAAAACGGCAAGCGTTTTATGACCCGGTAAACGCAGAGACGCAAAAGGTTCTTGATGAGCGCAAGGGTGCGCTAGAAGAGCGGCGTGGTCGGCGTCTGTCTGAGGCTGGGTTGCAGCTTGGTCTAGGCTTGCTTGGCGGTCGCGGTAATTTTGCCAGCATCCTAAGCGGCGCAGGTAAAGAAGCTGTCGGTACATACCAGAAAGGTCAAGAGCTTGACGACGCGCAGCAAGAACGCATTCAGGACATGCACCTGAAGCAGCAGCAAGCGTTGGCTGCTCAAAAAGCCGGGAACATGGATCTTGCGTACCAACGCACTCGTGAAGCTCAGGCTGATAAAGTTGCTATTGATAATTTTGAAGTTGCCAAGCAAGAGAGAGGACTTGGTGCGCTTGACAAAGCGGCTAAGGTTGCCGGGGATGTTCGTGGACGTCAGATGACCGCAGCAGTCAATCTTGACAAAGTTCAGACCGCGCTCGACAAAGCAGAGATGGGCATTAACATGACCCTTCAGTTGGCTGAAGCTAAGTTTTCTATGCAGCTTGAACTACAAAGGTTGCATTCGGCTAACGCCGATCTTGGTCGTCAATTGCAGTTAGCGACGTTCCTTAATAAAATTGACGAAAGCCAACGTAAAGCTGAAGCAGCGCGGTTACCAACACCCGAAGGGCTTGCGTCAATTACTAAGTTGGTACAGCAAGATTTTGAGAAAAGCCCCGGGTTGTTGAACGCTGGTATTGCTAAATTAGGTGGGGCGCAACTGGTGGCCGATTACCAACGCGACCCAAATAACGCTGCTATTGCAGCGGCGTACGGCGAGGCGGCGAGGCGCGTGCAAGAAATAGCGGTAAAACAAAAACTTGCCGGGACACGCACGCCGGGTGCTCCTATGGATTTGGGTTCGGCTTATGAAGCGGTGAAATAAATATGCCAGTCATCAACGTACCCAACCTTGGGCCGGTTAATTTTCCGGACACGATGCCGCAAGATGAGATCAAAGCGCGATTCACCGATCTTGCTCAACGCGCCGCAGCTAAGTTTGAGTACAAGCCGGACTACCGAGAACAAGGTATTGGGCAGCTAATCAAAGGCGGGTTCAACCGTTCGATGTCTGCAATCGGTAGCGGCATCACCGATATCGTCCCGGCTATGGTCGGCTCGGCTCTGGGGTATGAGGATTACGCCAAAGAGCAGATGGGCGAGGCTGCTGCAAAGCGGCAACGCGCTGAGCTTGAAAACCCCACAGGGTTCCGGTCGTATAAAGAAATTCGCGGCCCGGGTGATTTTGTTGGTTACGCCGCTGAGACTCTTGGCGAACTCGGTCCTGATATCGGAGCCATGCTGGTCCCCGGCGGGGTTGGTAGTGCAATCGGTAGACGTGTTGCTATGCGCGGTGCAGCCGAATCTGCTGGCGCTCGCGCTGCCGAATCAGTTGCGGAAAGGGGTCTTGCAGGTGAAGCTGCGGAAGCTTACTCAAAACGTCTTACTGATGCGGCTACAAGGCAAGCTGGGCGTGCTGGTGCCGAGACTGGCCTGAACGTAGGTATGTACGCTGGGGCGTACGGACTTAATACGCCTGAGACGTTCCAAGGGATTTACGAAAAGACGGGCGAGTTTCACCCCGGAACCGCCGCAGTCTTTGGTGCTGCAATAGCGGCTCTCGATACTGTACTACCAAGCTACCTGCTAAAGCAACTTAGCCCTGCTGCTAAAGGCAAACTGGCGTCTGAGCTTGTCAATCGGTCAAGCATTGTTGAACCGACTATTAAAGCCGGTATTGCTAAGAGCGCCGGTAAAGCCGCGTTTGGTGAAGGTGGTACAGAAGTAATACAGGAGGGTCTGAACATCCTCGCTGAACGCACAGCGGGTGCTGGCGGTGAGTTGTTTTCAACCGAAAATGTTGACCGACTTATAAACTCCGGCTTGAAGGGTGCAATCGGCGGCGGTGTACTCGGCGTTCCCGGTGGTGTTAGAGAGGCATATGCCGAACGCGATGCTGCACGTGAAGAGATTGCACGGCGTGAAGAGTTGCCTCCCGAAACTCCTGCTGGAACCCCACCCCCTGCCGGACCTGTCAACTATGACCGCCCTGCGGTTACGCGCCGCCCAGATTATGTCGCTCGGCCCGGGTTGCGTCAGACCCCGTTGCCGGATGTTGACCCGAACCAACTTGATATGTTCCCGGGCGAGAAGGCTCGGTTCAGTCTTGACGAGGTGCGCACAGCGCGTATCCCTGAGCCGGGGTCAAGCCACGTCGAGAACCTTGAGGTCGCCAAACTTAAACTCGGACGTGGGGACGAGCTAACCAACGGCGAGATTCAGCTTCTAGTTGACAATAAACTTGTTACACCGACTGAAGCTAAAAACCTTCGCCGCGCTGAAGAAGAGACCGCACCTCCTGAAGTTTTACCGGGACAGCAGACGTTGCCGGGGATGTCGCCCGCTGAATTGGCGTTTAGAGACGCGGCGTTTGCCGACAGAATTACGCAACCTGAGTTACCGCTTACTCGGCCAATTACGTCCCGTTTAAACGTCGCACCTGAACCGCAACAAGAGCAACCGGCCCCACCATCTGCACCAGAACGCGGAGAGCAGCCTGAGCTTGACCTTATGGGTGGGCGCACAGGTGCGCAGCTAAAATTCTGGGATGCAGTTGATAAAGCCGAACGCCGTGGGGGTGTACCGCTTCCGTTCCCCGGGATGCCGATCAGGGGTGAGGACTTGCGACGGCGGCTCGAAACCCAACCTGAACCCAAGTCTGATGAACGCGCTAACGTCCTTACACCTGAAGTTCTTAACGCGCTTGGCGTTACGCCTCAAATGCCCGCGCATAAGCGCACGGTTGGTAAGAGTTTAGATGACCCGCAAGAACGCGAGCAGGTTGCCAGTGCATTTCGTGGGTTGGCTAAAAATAAACAAGTGCCGCAAGAAACCCGGGACAAACTGACTGCTATCCTGAAAAGCCCGCTGTTCGCTACTCAACCGGAGCTTAACTTTGAAGCACCCCCAGCAACCCCAACCCCCCCGGTACTTGTCGCTCCACCAAGTGGAACAGGCCCTAGCGTACCTAGCGAACCCGGACCGGTCGTTCCCCCCGGAGGGACTGCAACACCTCCAGCTACCGGAGTGGAAACAACTGAACCACCTGCTACAACAACTGGAGTGGGAGCGACAGAACAACCCGGTGCAGTAGAAACGCCGCCGGGACAACCGGCACCGATGGATCTTGGCACGGCTCTGCGCGGCAAACCCCGGTCAGAAGAAGCGGCGGCGCAAGAACAAGAAGATCTTAACAAGTCATTGGAAGAAACTGGCGAAGGTACTTTCCGTGCTGAACCGGGCGTAAACATGTCCCGTATGGCAAACCTGTTGGGTCCGCAGTTGTACGGCAGCATGTCGCAAATTGCCCCAATTACTGTTAAGGAGATGTTCCAAAACGCGTTTGACGCGATCAAAGATGCGTTGGTAGTAAGCGGCGCGACTGAAGGAGTAATCAATGTAGATACTGATGAAAACAAACGTACAATCACCATAACTGATAATGGTATGGGCATGACGCCCGAAATTATCAGCAAGGCGTTTTTGACGATTGCGGGTACACACAAAGAATCAGGTCGTCCATCTGGCAGTTTTGGCGTTGCAAAAATGTTATTCCTGTTTGGGAATAAAACTTTAAAATTGGAAACAACGCGTGACGGGTTTACCAGCACACTAGAAACAACTGGCCCAGAGTTGTTATCTGCATTTACAGACCCAAGCAAATCACCAAATATCACTGTTGCAAAAACTGGCAAGCCATCAGGCACATCAATAACAGTTGTTATCCCAGACACTTATATTGACGAAGAAAGCCAAACTAAACATATTACGTTTGGTAGTGATGAACGCACATTTAAACCAATACTACTTAAAAGCCCACTATTAGAAAACATCGAAGTTAAATTTAACGGCGAAGTATTACCAATCGGAAAAAATTTTCCGGCAAACGATTTTACCGTACTTACAAACGTAAAGTTTCCGTGGGGTAATGCGCGTATCTTAGTTAAAGATGGCGCTGACGTTAGATACAACGGGCACAATTTAATTGTCTTGTCCCAAGGGCTTTATCAATTTGGACAAACTTTGTCTGACGGTCCCGGCTGGGATGCAAACACGTTGCCTTTCACATTTTTTGTAAACATAGAACCTACAGCACTAGCTGACAGCACTAACTACCCGTTTGCAATCAACCGGCAAGATTTCTCCCCGTCGCAAAAACCAAACGTCGAAAAAATCTTTTCGTACCTTCAGGCTCTATACACAAACAAAACTACGGCTGAGTCCGCACAAAGTTTTGGAAAGCTAGAACTACTATCACCGTCCAGAAAACCAATTTCAACCGAAATTGATTTGGCCGTGCCGCCAGCGCAAAAGGGCACCATCCTTGAAATTGATCCGGCTGATAAAGTCGAAATCAAAGACGGGAAGATGTACGTCAACAACCGGCTAATTCCAGAACTTACGCCGCAAGCTCTTGAGGCAATGCGTGCTGACCCGGCGCAATTTAGAGTTGACCAAAGCCTGATTGACTCTAATAAAATTCTTGTACACGACAACGTAAACGTCCGCGAAGACTACGATGACCCAGACTCCGACAAAGTTCCGTTTTTAGAAAGAGCACGCCGCGACCTTGGCACAGACAGAATAAACAAGTTTATTGTTGGAGTCGGTAACGTCTTTAAGTTTCTTCGTAACGAAGCGTATGGGGCGAAAGTAAAAGGTTGGGGCGGTTTAAATAAATATGACACCGTTACCGAAACTCCGGTCGGGGTAAGTTTTGATCCGGGATATTACGGTGTAAGTATCGTGTTGCCGTTTCGGGGCATGATGATTAACCCCACAGTCATCAGAGGCATTGACCCCAACGATACTAGTTCAGCAGATGTTCGTGCTGATGCGGCTGTTACAATGGTCAGCACAATGGTGCATGAGATTGCACACCACGATGAACGGAATCACAGCGAAAGCGGGTTCATTCCAGCGTTACAAAATTTGGCGGTGCGCCTTGCACTATCTGGGTCAACGCAAGAAGCCGTTAGGGACCTGATAAAAGTTTTTAGCGCGGATGTTGACGTACTTACTTATTTCTTAAAGGCTGGCGATGGAAATCTCACAAATCGTGGAATCAAGTTGGAAGGTGCCACATCCGAAAGGGAGAGCGCGGGGGGCGCAAGCGTTCCTCAACGGTCTGCTCGGCCCAGCACTTCAGGAGGGGATGGAAACGTCAGCTCCGGAGTACGTCAATCAACTCAAACTGGCGGTAGAACTAGCGCCCCAAGCCCAAAGCCCACAGCAGCACCTGCAACTCCTCAACCAAGCGCTATCGCGGCAGCGGTCCGAGGGTCAGGCGAAGTCAACGCAGCAGTTGCCAACGCAGCGGTCGACCCCAAAGGTAAGTCCGCAGTAGAGCTTCTAGACTCGTTTACACAAGCGTTGACCAAGCTGCCGTTCATCACGCAACAGCGTGCGGATGCAATCAATCAGTTCTTACGGGATACCGTAGATACGTCGGCTCGGTCGTTCCTGTTGATGTCGATGCCGTTAAACGCATTGACTGAAGTGGCCGAACGCTACCTACCGGGTGCAAAACAAATTGCCATGCTTGACAGGCTCAAGTCAGGCGATGAGTACGCTCGCAATAAGTCGATTGAACCTGTGGTGCTGGCGGCTGAGAAATGGGCCAAAGCCTACCCTAAGCTGGTTGATGCGTTCAACCGCACCGTGTATCGCAGCACAATTGCCGGGGTCGACCCAAGCAAACCGGAATCAACTTATTACGACAAGCCCGGACTGCCAAAGCTAGATGAGGACGGCAACGATCTGGCGCAAGCGTGGAGAGATATGCAGGATGACTACAAGGCCCTTGGTCCGGGTGGTCAGAAGTTATACGCCATGATGCGCGACACGTACGCGTCCATGTATGAAGAGATTAAAGCCGCTATTGTTGAAAAGATCTCATCAACAACCGAAAACAAGGACCTTGCTAAAAAGATTAGTGGAGAGGTACTTGCTAAACTGGCGTCCAAAGGTGGCCTTGATCCCTACTTTCCGTTGACCCGCTATGGCAACTTTTGGCTTTCATATAGCACCAAAGGTGGTCCCAAACTAGGACAAGCGGACTTTTATATCCGTTCTTTTGAAACCGAAGTTGAACGCGAACGGTTTGTCAAAACTCTTGAAGCCACTGACGAGATTGCACCCCGGACCAAAGTTGACGAAGAGACCGGCAAAACAATTACAGAACCACCAATTCAAAGGTTCTCGCAGATCTCTGAGATCAACTATAAGAACACCCCAGCAAACTCGTTTGTAAACGGCGTGCTCAAAGTTATGGAGGTTAACAAGGTTCCGGAAGATGCCAAAGAGCAAATCCTCCGCCTGTTCTTGTCGACCCTGCCAGAAACATCTTTTGCTCAGGCGTTCCAAAAGCGGGGCAACGTCGCTGGTTTTGAACATGATGCAATCCGTGCGCTGCGCGAGAAGTCGTTCAGTATGTCCCGGCAGTTGTCGAACATGAAGTACGCATACAAGCTCATCAGTGCACGTGATGACTTGCGTAAGAATGTTAAGGCGATGGGTAAGGGCGAGGGCGCGACGGATAACCGGATTGCCAAAGAATATTTTGATGAGATCGACAAGCGGGTCAAGTTCATCATCAGCCCAGAGACGTCAAAGCTGTCGCAACTACTGACTTCTTTCGGCTTTACCTACCTGCTTGGCTTTAACGTCTCGTCTGCGGTTATTAACTTAACCCAAGTGCCGCTGATTGTGCTGCCGTATCTTGGCGGTAAGTACGGGTTCTCAGAAACAACCAAAGCAATTGGCAACGCCTATAAGGTGTTTGCGAACACTGGGATTAAAGAAACCTCGATCCTTGAGTTCAAGGACGACAACGGCAAAGATGTAAAGGTCAAGTCCCGGGCCATGCCGTCTATCGAGAACCTTGATCCCGAATCAGATTTGGGTAAGCACTATAAAGAACTTATTAATGAAGGCATATTGCAGGGTCAGCTTAACCGGTCGGCGCTATACGACATCCTTGATGTAAGTGGCTCAAAGAACCCGCTGTCCGTTGTTAATGCCGCGTCGGGTTGGATGTTTCACCATGCCGAACGTATGAACCGGCAGGTTGCATTGATGGCGACATATGATCTTGAGTTGAGTAAGACCAAGAACCCAACCGAAGAAGATAAGCGTGCTGCTGCTAAACAAGCTATCTATGTATCGGAACTAACCAACGGCGGTACAACTGCGACCTCGGCCCCACGTATTGCTCAAGGCAGTATCGGTCGCGTGCTGTTTATGTTCAAGCGGTACGGCGCGTCTATGTACTACCTGCTGGCTAAGAACTTTAATGAAGCTATCCGTGCCGGTCAGTATGAGCTTGATGGGTTGAAGGCTGAGCTTGCCAAGACCAAAGATGCTGCCGAAATCACTAAACTCAAAAAGCAAATTGCCGAAGCCGAAGAACTTGCAAAAGTAAACCGGGGTATTGCTCGTCGGCAACTGGCCGCGACTTATGGTTCTGCTGCGTTGTTCTCTGGGTTGCAGGGGTTACCGTTGTTTGGGGTTCTTGCGGTCATCTATAACATGTTCGCTGATGACGATGATGACGACCTAGCCACCGCCTTGCGTAAATCAACCGGCGAATTTGCATACAAGGGTCTGGTTAACGCGCTGACAAATACAGACATAGCGTCCCGCGTAAGCCTGACCGGCCTGATTATTCGGGATAACAAACTATCGTCTGGATCGCAGACGGTGGCGGAAGCGTTCGGTGATCTTATGGGCGGTCCAGTGTATGGAATAGCGACCAAAGTCGAGCGCGGTTTGAATCAAATCCGTGACGGGCATATCGAGCGCGGTGTTGAAAACATGCTTCCTTCGGCGCTTGGTAACGTGTTAAAGGGCTATCGGTACGCTACGGCGGGCACGACCACACTGCGCGGGGATGCAATTACTGGTGATGTCAATCCGGCAAATGCAATTGCTCAAGCGTTTGGTTTTGCTCCTGCCGATTACACCCGTCAGTTGGAAATTACGGCACGTGAAAAGGGCATAGACAAGAAGGCTACCGCCGACCGTACCAAGTTCCTCAATAACATGTATATCGCCAAACGGTTCAATGACACCGAAGGTGTTGCCGATGCCCGTGAAGATCTTGAAAGGTTATATACAAAACACCCCGGCTTTAAGAAGTTCGGCACGCTAGACGAAACCATCACGCGGTCGATGCGGCAGCACGCGCTGACCACAGAACAGATGAAACCGTTTGCTGGTGTGACCATCAGCAAGGCCATGCGCGATGAAATATTGCAGGATATGCGAGAGTTTGAGTGAAAAAAATCCCGGCGCTGGGCCGGGATTAACCTGTTAGGACAGGAAGAGGAGACAACGATGAGTCATCACGGAGAATTCTACACTGATCTACACCATTCTCCAAAATCTCACGCCTAATTTTCCTGCTTCAATACGTTCTACTGAGAGTAACCGCATGTTATGCCGTTCCGCGTAGCGGTTCATCTGCTTAATAAGTTTGTGCATGTTGAGTGCGGGGACAAAAACTGAAGTCCCAACCGTTAAGTTGGGCCAGTCGATGTGGATCAGCAACCCGTCAGGATTGACCGCCCCGTCACTGCGAATATACCTAGATGGGTATAGCGTTTCCAATTGCTGCTGACGCAATGCTCTGCTCCATCTCTTCATCCATGAACTGCGAGCAGTCCAACACAACACAATCTGCTGGCGGCAAGTTAAGTCGAGTGCCTCGGCTGATGCGCACCTTCTTCATCTGACCCGCCGTAGGTCCTGACCTGAGCTTGTCGTACAGACTCGGGTAGTGTATCTGCTGTTTGTTACACCATTCACGAAACGGTTTGGGTAGCAGGTACAGACGTTTTATATCGTACTCATATCGAGCGACCAGCGTCATTCTCGGCGTCGAATCTGGAATAATCAGCGCGTCATCCTGATTCGGTGTGCGTGCATCCGACGTGCTCTTGATGCGGAGGATATTGTTGTAGTTCTCCGCAAGATATGCGGTCAATGTCTCTTCGACAGACCCCTCCATACCGAGCAACCGCTCCTTGGCTTTCTGGATTGTCTCGGCCCACCACTTGATGATCGGCGGGATAGAGAACTTAACCAGACCAGCACGCCGCGCAATGATCAAACCCGTGAATGCCGATGCCGCTTGAGCCGACCAGAACCGATGCGGCTGCGACAAGTCACCAATCAGATCTAACTTTTCCTGTGTTTGCTGAAAGAGCTTCTGCGCCCCATCCACATCCTGCATGATGTATTGCAGGTATGGCACACAGGCATGACCGTAGTTGTTACTCAGATACCGGTTGAGCGCGTCAGTTTCAGTCTTAGCTTCAAAGACAAACGCCTTCGCCTGATATTCTAATACGCGGGTCGCCTCGGCTTTGGGTATCGCCTTGTACATGCTGACGCGATCCAGCAGACTGGTATTACCGGTCGTGCAGATATTCAGATGCCACGGATCACCCCGGTAACGCTCCTCGTTACTCTTGCCAGACATCCGGTTGCGCTGATGCCCACCAGTGGTTTGGTACAAGAAGTCACTGGCTTCTTTGGGGTGGATGTTGCTTAGCTCGTCAATCGGGTGAAAGATGTTTTTATAAATCTCTGTCCGGTTGAACTTAGAAGCAATCGTATCCCGCTCGTGCGACATGATCTCATCCGGGTTACCCCAGATGCTCGCGCCCGCCAACATCGCAGTCGTCTTGCCCAAGCCGGGGTCGGGACTATAAATGTGGAACACGCACGCGTGCTGCGTTGCAAACTGCATCAACGCCGAACCAAAACTCAAGCCGATCACAAACTGGTGCATCTCCAGCCCGGGCCGGTTGTAGAAGTCCATTACGTTGTTCCACCCCTCAAGCGTACCCTTGGTCTGGAACGTGCCGAACATCTTCACTGTGGCGCTTGACGGTGGGTTGTGGTCAACCCTATCCGGACGAATGTCCTTATCCCCAACAATAAACGAATCGTACCGACTGTCGACCCAACCGAACTGCCGGTGCGCTTTTTCTGCTTTCGCATTAGCCTGTAGGTTATTAACCCATGCACTCACGTATGCCATCAACCCCTCCATATCTATAACAGCCAGCCCATGTGGGGCAACGTGCCGTCTAAATTCATCTTTAGATAACAAAGAAACCAGCGGGACGGTAAACTCCCGCACCCCATCTTGCGGTAAATGCAATCGCATTACCACAGCTTCACCAGCATCCGGGTCATTCAACCGCTTCAAAACATAAAAGTCGTTGTGGTACACAGGTATCTCAATCGGATCGCCCTGCTTATCCTTAGCCCGCTTAAACACCCCACCCGCCTTGCCACGGAAATACGGAACAGGGTATTTGGGTATTACATACGTTTGTTTAGCTACAAAGTTTGCAACCTCGGGAACGTCTAAGACGACGTTATCCTCATCGCTCGCTTCCTGCACCTCACGCCCAAGAGCTATCGGACTCTTGATCGCATTCTTGTGCGGGCACTTCTCGCATATGCCGGGACTGTAGTTATCGAACGTAGCGCAGGTGTACGGACCCTTGATCAATTCGGCTTTCGCTTCCGTTGATTCAAAGGTGTAGCCCGGGTGAGCTTTAGAAATCCTGTGGATCGCCTTGCCACCATCCGTACAGAACTTCGCAATCGACAGACCCGCCCGCCACATGGGTTCATCCAGCGTGGACGCCTCCTCGATCACGCGCTTAATCTGCTCGCACCCGCGCCCTGCCGCCGTCTTCTCCAGAATGTTTTTAAACATACTGATGTAGCTACCAGAGAGAGCCTGATTCACATCATTCATCTCTCGCGGCACGAACGACCCAACCGCTAACTTGTTAACCACGGGTGCTGGCGCATGTGCTACCAGAGCCGCAAACGCAGTAAACGCAACAGGTGCAGCTATCGGACTGAGCAACGCGACTTCAAGCGCAGGGTTGCTCTTAAAGTTTAACGTCCCCGGCATGCGTAATATGCGAGCGGAATCGGCTGTAACTGCCGGGTCAGCCCTCATACCTTCCGATGCCAAAAGAGCTTTGAATTGCTCTGCTACAGGCGTCCAAAGTGCTGCTTCAATTGGCTCGTCTAAAGACCAATACGCGTGTACACCCCGCCCGGAGCCGACCATCGTAGGACGTGGAAACTTGTTTGCCGAACAAAAAGACTTCAGCGCACGAATGCAATCGACCGGATCAGAATAGGGCTTACCCTCACCCGCATCAATATCAACAAAAAATGATTTCAGGTGCTTAGCATTGTTCTGGGTTCTTGAACCGGAATTCTCAAACGTAGCCAGTGCAAAGTAAGCGTTCCAACCAGCCTCGACTAGAGACTCGGTATACGTTTCAAGGGCTTCAAGACTAGTAAAGAACTTCTGTTGTACACGATCTGACCCCAGCTTTATTCCATATCCACAGTAATACCCCTGATTACTAAGGACCGTCTCTAGAAATTGTCTCGCTTGCATGACTGTCCAAAGAGCCGTGAGAAAGAAAACGGGAGCTGTGCTGCACAGCCCCCGTGCCGATTAGTCGTCCCAGCCGTTCACCAGATCACTGAGATCCGCTGCCGCAGAGGCAGTAGCTTTCTTGGGTGCAACTTTCGGTTCTTCCACAGCTTCTTCGGCAACAGGCTCAACAACTTTAGCTGCGGGTTTCGCCTCGGGTTTCGCCTCGGGTTTCGCCTCGGGTTTCGCCGCAGCTTTCGGCGCTGGCTGATCAAACGCAGCGGGGAGCGGTGCAACAAGAGCAGGTTTGGCCCCGCCCGTATTAAACGAAATAGCCTCAACCGCTTCCGACGAATTGCGCATCTCGTTGATCGCCTCAAACTCCTCCTCAGTAACCGGACGCACTGGCTTGAAGAACAGCTTAGGAGTCGGGCTGTTAATATCAAACCGTACTTCCGTAATCAGACCCACAGCCGGAAGCTTGTGTGAATCTAAGAAGCTACCGTATGCCTTCAAAGGCATCTTGCCGTTCTCGGCATCACCAAAGACCGACTTAGCAGGGATGACCATCTGGTACACCTTGCGCTGATCGATCTCGCCGTCAAGCATCACCGCGATACGCTTATGGAATGTGCAAGCACGCCCTTCGCCTTGACCAGACCCCTTCACGTTCTGAGGGCAATCCATACACTTGGTAGCCTGACGGTCAGCAGCAGGTACTTCGGCATCAGGAGTAGCAGAGTTGGTCGACCAGCATTTGGGCTGAGCGTTCTGGCCCTCAACGTAAGACCCACCAAAGTGCCAACGCTGGACATCTTTATGCGCCTTGATGATCACCGCGTTGAGCATCCGATCCTCACTCACGTGAAGTTCTTTATTGCCCTGCATCATCCGGAATGCCCCGCCCTTGAGCGAGATACGCAATGGACCCGATGCCGCAGCTTCACCCGCGAGCGAACTGCTAGTGTCATCCTGAAGAGCCTTCAGGAACGTGGGGAGGCCGGTCTTAAAAATAGTCATATCGTTCATATAATCCTCAGACGTCTTTATCGGTTGCAAACGTAAAATCGAACTCCATCTGCACAGGCTCAGCGGGGTCGATGGTTTCTGCTTCAGCCAAGGCCGGTGCAGTTTTCTCGCTCAGCGTTTTGGCACGGAGCGCGGCATCCACATCAGCGATGCGGAACCTATATGTGTTACCAATCTTGAGGTAAGCCGTGGGTGGAATTACATCCTTTCGTAGCCAACCACGAACGGTAGACACAGAAACGGTGTAATACTCCGCGACCTCTTCAATTGAAACGTACTTAGCAATCTCATCCATTTTTCTTTACCGTGATGGAGTATTCGCTATCCACATTCAAACCCGGTGGAAGCAGGTCGGGGTGTTCCTCAAGGAACTGTTTGGTGTTCTCCTGATGGAGACGCTTCTCGTACAGATCGGTGGCGTTGTGCTCGATAACGAACTTGCCAAACGACTCCCAATCGTTCGTGCTAAAGCGTTTCTTGACGGTGCGGTAGAACAACCCGCTCTCAGTACGAACAGACTCAACCCCGTGCTCTTTGCAGTAACCCAGAAGTGCGGACTTGACCTTAGCCATACTGGCTTTTAGCTCGTCGTCCTGCTTCTTGAAGTCAGCCAGAAGCTCAGCGTGAGTGGTGCGCATTTTCAGGTAGACGCGGACTAGCCGCTCTACTGCGATATCTTCAGCCATGTTACCTCTTCCTCTAGTTTTAGTAGTAGAATGTGTATTGTTCTACACTTCTGTCTTGTTGTCAAGCAATTCTTTGTAGAGATCGACAACTTTTGTGTGAGCGTCTATTTTGGTGTCAAGCATTGCGTAAACGTATTTCTCTGCGTTAGACCCTTGTAACCTGATCACGGTACACGGGTGGTGCTGTCCGGCCCGATGCACTCGGGCGTTCGCTTGCGCGTATGTCTCTGAGGAAGACGTCGGTCCCCACCAAACGACAGTATCGGCAGCGGTTAATGTAACCCCGTGCGCTGCGGCCTGTGGCTGGATAACCAGCACCCTTGGCTCAGGGGTGTCCTGAAATCGTTTGAAGATATCTGTGCGCTGGCTTGCGGATACGTCGCCATTAATCACCTCTGCCGTTATACCGTCATCGTTGAGTTGACGGGTGATCATTTCGATCACGTTCTTGAATGGTACAAAGATTAACACCTTCTGCGCGGCTTCATCAACTACCTCTTTCAACACGGCGTAACGGTTTTTAATATCAAACTCAACCGTCTCTTTACTGTCCGAGTACACCGCTCCACAAGATATTTGCAGGAGCTTGCTCAAGTTAATCGCGGCGTTCACCGCTGTGATGTCTTCCCCGGCGGCTTGGACTACAAACCGGCTCTTCATCATGGTGTAGAACTTCTTTTGCTGCTTGGTCAACTCGACTATGCGGTTGACGTACGTCATGGGGGGCAGGTCAAGGCACTCGTCTTTGGTGTACCGGATTGCCGGTTGCAGAGCGTTGAACACCGTGGTCGTAGATGAAGGCTTGGGTATCCACTTGAACTGGGTCAGCTTGTACATTACGGACTCTTTGTATCCTGTGAAATACTTCGGCACTCCGTTCGGATTGACCAGCTTAGCAAGCCCGTAGGCGTCGAGCGGCGACTGCGCTGCTGGTGTACCCGTCAGCATCCACAGCCACGTGTGCGGTTGCAGCAACCCCTTCAACGTCTTCCATCTGTTTGTCTGAACATTCTTATAGGCGTTAGCCTCATCAATGACGATAAGATCAAACTCGCCTTTAAGAATCTCGTCTGAGACAACCTCGACCCCATCGTAGTTAATGATGACAAACTCAGCGGGGCCTTTGATAATTTCTCTACGTTTCTCGGCAGCGCCATACGCAATGTCAACCGACCGGTGCATAGCAAACTTGAACAGGTCCGCTCGCCATGCCGAATCCATAATCGACAACGGGCATATCACCAGAACACGTTTGATTACCTTGGCCTTCATCAGATAATCCGCAGCCCATATCACACTACCGGTCTTGCCCGTGCCTTGTTCGTTTAGGCAGAACGCCCGCTTGTGCAGGGTGAGAAACGACGCCGTGGACTTCTGATGTGCAAACGGTTTGTGTAGCCCGGGCCATTTGTAGTCCCGCAGGATCGGGCTTGGTACGTTCTTTATCTTGAGGTTCTTCAGAACTTGAGCTTCCTCTAAACCCCAGTGAACCAGTACCTTGTTATTTTCGACCTCTTTGCTTTTGGGGATAACCGCTGTGACCTTTGCCGGATCACGCAAAGTAAGAACTAATACTTTGTTCTGAAAGATTTCCATGTGAACTCGTAATGTGTTTGCCCAAGCAGAAATCGCCTGAACAGGGTGTACCTGTTCAGGCGATTTC